AGGGCTTTAGCTAAATATCCCTGGAAACAATGTATCGCTGATATGAAGAAAAAGTACGGAGAAAAATCTGCTGCTAAAATATGTTCAGCTATAAAAAGGGGTACTGTAAAAAGGTAGTCCTGTAAACAAATATTAAATTAATTATATATACTTATAAAAATACTATACAATGAAAGACACATTAGAAAAAATCAAAACTTTATTGTCTATTGATAATAAAGAATCTAAGGAAGTTAAAATGTATGCTGAAATGATATTAGATGATGGCAGAGTTGTAGCTACTGAAGATGAGCAATTTATGATAGGCTCTGAAGTCTTTGTAGTAAATGATGATGGCGAGGCTAGTTCTTTAGCAGCAGGATCATATACTATGGAAGATGGAGCTAAACTTACTATTGATGACAATGGCAAAATCTTAGACTTAGGAGAAGAAAAAGAAGCTGAAGATGTAGAAGCTGAAAAAGAAGATAAAGAAGAAATGGCAGAGGAGTCAGAAGCAGAAGATACTGATTGGGCTAAAACTTTTGAAGAAATGAAAGATAGAGTTGCTGCTTTAGAAAAAGAAGTATTTGGAGACAAAGCTGAAGAAGAAACTGAGGAATTATCTAAAGAAGAAGTTGTAGAAGAAAAAGTAGAAATGTCTAAAGATTTGGTTAATAGCTTAGTAGAAGAAATAGAACACTTAAAAACTAAGTTATCAGAAATAGAGGAACAACCAGGAGCTGAGGGTTTTAACCACAATCCTGAAACAAACACTAAGTCTAAAGCAGATTTAGGTAAAATGTCAATTAATGACAGAGTTAAATATTTAATAAATAATTAAAAAAAAAATGGAAAAAGTAAATAAAAATGAAGTTATGAAACTTGCTACCAACAAACGATATGAGTTTGATATTACCGTAAATGGCGATACTTATGCAGGTGTTCATAGTTTACCGTATGTAACTGCTGCGTTAAGAAGTCCTGACACAGTTGCTAAAGGATATGTAAGGACTATAGATGGATTAACAAAATCTGCTGTAATTAATAATATTGCTTCAGCAAATCCTATTGTTTCTGCTGCTTGTTCATTCTCAAGTGGTAATGATACTTCTACTTCAGAGCAAGTTTTAACACTTACTGATTTAAAAGTAAATGAAGAAATTTGTAGAGGAACTATCTTCCCTACTTGGATGGGGCAAGGAATGGACAGAAATGGAGACCTACCTCAAAATTTTGGAGACTTCTTATTGCAAGTAATTGCAGGAAAAGCTGCTGCTCAATTAGAGATTGGTATATGGCAAGGTTCTTCTCCTTTCGGAACAGGTTTCTTATCAGATGATGGAACTCAAGATGAAACAGGAGCAGACGCTTCAGCTTGTAAAGACTTTACAGAAGTTGACTTTGCTGATGCTTTAGCTGCTGCAGACATTCTTACAGATATGGCTTCTGTATATAATGCTGCTGCAAGTGACATATCGGGAATATTAACTAAACCAGGTGTTGGATTCTATATGAATAACAAGACTTATGGTTTCTATATTCAAGCATTAGCTGCTGCAGGATCTAATCAAGGTCAAGTATCAGGAGCAGGATTTAATTTGAATGGAGATAATATGACTTACTTCGGCTTCCCAATTTACAGATGCCCTGGAATGTTCAACGATACTATCCTTTTCACTTACCCTGAAAACTTAGTATTCGGAACTAACCTAGCTACTGATTGGACTGAAGCAAGATTAATCCCAACTTATGAATACGATGGCTCTGACAATGTAAGAGTTGTTATGAACTTCGCTGTAGGTGTACAAACTGCTGTAGCTACAGATGGTGTTTACGGAAGTACTGTTTGGACATAGTAGATAGATAATTAATGGGGGTTGAAATATACCCCCTTTTTATAAACAAATAAAACTAAAATAAAATGGCTTGTAATTTAACACGAGGTTTATTGGTTGACTGCAAAGACCAGATAGGAGGCTTAAAGAGAATATTCTTTACTGAATCTTACTGTTCTGATATTAGAGCAAGTGCTATATTTAATGGTACTAATGTTTTACAAATGGACACAGCAGGTTTTGCTAATTGGGATATATATGGTGGTAGTACAGTAAATGTATTTCAGTATGACCTAAGGCCTAATCTATCTTCAGTAACAGTAAATATCAATAGTGATCCTGCAACAGGAACTACTTTCTTTGAGCAAACTTTATCTCTTACACTACAGAAACTAACAGTAGCACAAACAAATGAGTTAAAGTTAATCTCTTACAATCGTTCTCAAATATTTGTACTTGATAATAACGATAATGTATTTTTATTAGGTATGGACAATGGATGTGATATTTCAGGAGGTACTGCTGTAACAGGAGCTGCTAAAGGAGATATGACAGGATATACTCTAGAATTAAGAGCAGAAGAAAAAGATCCTTTAATATGGCTACCTGCAACAGCAGGAGGTGGTACTGCTAAGTACCCATTTGATGGATTGTCTGATGAAGCTGCACTTAATATAGCAGTAGGAACTTAATCAATAAATCGTTACTCAATTAAAATAGGGTTATCTAAGGATAGCCCTTTTTTATTAAATAAATTTTATAATAACCAAAATAGTATAAAGTTTTCTTTATAAAACTTACATTTGAAAACGAATTACAACTATTTATATATACTATTAAAAGACAAATATTATGGCTTGGAAAGTAAAAGAACAATACAAAGATTATAAACCAATAAATATGAACTTGGCTTATGGTCAATTAAGACCTCATCAAATAGAAAATTTATCTGATGAAATAAAAGAGAAGTATTTTGAACAAGATACTCCTAAACCAAAAAAGAAAAAGAAAGAAGTTAAAATAGAAACAGAATCTTACGATGAGTATACAGATTAGTGATGAGGCATTATTAGACTTCTATGAAAAAATGGATAATGCTACTGAAGAACAACAAAAGGCAATAGCAACAGAATTTTATAATAAATATGTATCAGTATAATTGGTTAAACACAGGATCAGTAAATAAGGATTTTTATTTCTATGAGAATCTAAAAGCCTATGTAGATTTACCTACAGACAATTACCTATTACTTAAATTTAGGGGGCTATCTACAGGCTACCAAAGAACTTGTATTGCTATACCTTCTAATGGAGATTACACTAATCCTACTTATGATATAAACGATAGGTATGCTACTTTTAAAATCAGTATGTATAATAGTCCTGTTACTTCAGTTGGCACAAATTTAGATACTGAAAGTGCGAGAAAATTAGGCTTCATTGTTTTATCTACTCCAGAGATGTATGAGGTTAAATACTATTATAGGAGTGACTATTCTTTAAGGATTGATTCTTCTATTGGAGCTTTAACAGAAATACCTGAATTACAAAGTTTATTTAATATAACAAGGGCGGTAGACAGTTCTTATATTCAAGCCCCTGTAAGTTCTTATACTGAATATACTGATAATGATGTAACCTCTCAAGACATAACAACAAAAGGACTACCTGCTGAAGCAGATAATAATACTATTGTACAATATGGTGTACAAACTTGGACTCCAACTTATTAAATATGAAAAAGAAAAATAACACAGAAATATCAGTAATACATTTAGCAGAGTTTAATCTACCAGCTGTTACTGAAACAGCAAATAAAGATTGGATTCAATTTGGCACAGATAATATGTACCCTCAATATCTACTTGAGCTATACAATGGTAGTAGTATTAATAATGCAGTTATAAAAGGGGTTGCTGCTATGATTTATGGAGAGGGGTTAGATGCTACTGATAAACAAGATAGTGAAGAACACAAAGAACAATGGTTAAGACTTATGTCTTTACTAGGACATTCACAGAAAGACCTTTTAAAGTGCTTAGCATTTGATTTAAAGCTGTTTGGTATGTGTTATGTAAATACGATATGGAATAAGCCTAGAACTAAGATTGTAGAAATGTATCATATACCTGCACAATATATAAGAAGTGGAAAAACTGATGGTTATGGTAATGTAAATGAGTATTACTATTCAGCAGATTGGACAAATACTAGAAAGCACAAACCAAGAACATATAAAGCGTTTGATGAAAAGGACAGAACAAGTGCAAGTCAAGTATTGTGTATCAAAGATTATTCTCCTGGTAGTTATTATTATTCACTACCTGATTATCAAGGCTCTACTTCTTACATTCAGTTAGATATGGAGATTGCTCAATTCCATTTATCTAATATTAAATCAGGAATGTTTCCTAGTATGGCAGTAAACTTCGCTAATGGCGTACCTACAAGAGAGGAGAGAAGAACTATAGAAAGACAGATAAATGCTAAGTTTGGAGGATCAGGAAATGCAGGAAAGATTCTTATAACTTTCAATGATGGAAAAGATACTGCTCCTGAGATAGTTCCTATCAACGCTAATGATAGTTCTGATAGCTACCAATTTTTATCTACAGAAACTACTAGAAAGGTTTTAACAGGACATAGAGTTACTAGCCCATTATTATTCGGAGTAAAGGGAGATGGTAGTGGATTTGGAAATAATGCTGATGAATTGAGAGATTCTTACAGTTTATTTAACAATACTGTTATCAAACCCTTTCAGAATACGCTTTTAGAGGGTTTACAGGCTATTTTTAATATTTGTGATATAAACCTTGATTTGTACTTTAAATCGCTTAAACCTGCTGATTTCATAGATATTGAAACAATAGCTAAAGTTAGTGAAGATGAGCAAGAGAAAGAGGGAATAGACACAGGAGATGAAATAAAAAAAGAATTTACTGAATTATCTGATGATGAATTTGATGATGTTTTAGACAATTTAAATCCTGAAGTAATTGATGAAGAATGGGAAGTAGTAGATGAAAGGGATCAAGGAAGCGAGGAGGAGTACGAAGAATGGGCAAATAGATTGATAAAAAAAAGAGAAGATTTTGCTGATTATATAGAAAGCAAACCAAGTGGATTTAGTTATTTAGATAAATCTTATTATAAGATTAGATTTAAGTATGTAGTAGGCTCAAGGAAAGCAAAGAAAACAGGAAGTTCAAGAAAGTTCTGTATTAAAATGATGGATAGAACTTATGATGGAAAAGTATATAGAATAGAAGATATTGATAAAGCAAGTAGAGAGGGGGTAAATAAACAATTAGGACATAAGGGTAGAGCTTATGATTTGTTCAAATTTAAAGGGGGTGTTTACTGCAGACATAAATGGGTAGAAGTTTTATATAGATTAAAGAAAAGTACAAAAATAGTAGATGGGGAAATGCCTGAAAATATAGGAGATTACAAAACAGTAAGCGATATTCCATCTTCTTACAAACCAACTCCAAGAGGAATTAAAGATAGTAAAATAGCTCCTGTAAATATGCCAAATCAAGGACATTATCCAGGAGTAAAATAAATTAAAATATGGCAATACAACATACATTATTTATAAGTACGGACAGATTAAAAAAAGATTCTGCATTAGGGGGTAGCGTTGATGACAACTTATTACTACCCTATATACTAATGGCTCAAGATAGATATATATTACCTGTGCTTGGAACTGATTTAAATGCTAAATTAATATCTGACATACAAGGCAGTA